GGCTGGCCCGTTACGGGCCGCCACCCTGTCCAGGTGGACCGAAATCCCGTCCCTGTGGGACCAGTCGACCGATGCGCTCACCACAGGCTCTGAGAGCGGCACAGGGGCGAAACCGTTGCGGGAACGGGCACCGTGCGACGTCGACCTGATGGAGATCCGCGGCCTGATCCGCGACACCTGCCGGCATGAGATGGCCCGGCATGGTGGGAAGGCGAAGGTGGGGCCGGGTGGGACGGTGGCACCGTTCGATCAGCGGGAGTTGCGGGCGTTGGCGTCGGCGGTGATACGGGACTGCCCCGACGATTTGTGGTGGTGGTCGTATCGGATGGCGTCGTGGGCTCGACTGTTGGACACGTACCTGCGGGCGTCGCTGCACCAACCGAAACCCACAAGGCTGAGGAACACTCCATGTCCGCTATGCCGTACGCGGCAGATCACCATCGAGCAGGACAACGGCGACCGGGTCGTTGTCGCCCCGCTGGTCGTGGACTACCGGGACGGGTACATCCGGGCCGCTAGGTGTGAGGCGTGCGCGGCGACGTGGTTCCGGGGGGATCAGTTGCGGGAGTTGGCGCGGCTCGTCGACACACCGGACACGGTAGTTGCATCCCGGCGTGACATATGTGACGCTTAGTCCGCTGTTCCGGTGCCATGCCCGGAGCAGTTTCGTTATGCCCCTATCCGGTTGCCGTTTCAACCCGTAGACGGCTGCCTCTAAGCCCGCATCATGGACACTGTCGAATCCGTTGACCGGCTGCTTGAGATCGCCCGCGATCGCTGGCTGCATGGTTGTTGGTGTGGCGATATGACTGTTGTCGAGGTCGCACAGCAGGATATTGACCGGCTGTTGGAGCAGCGGTTCTCCCTCGCTGCGTGGGGCCAGTCGTGAACGCCACCGCATATGAAGCGAAGTGCGCGTGCGGGTGGGTGGCAGAGTTCACGGTGACTGAAACCGGCCCGCGTATCCCCGCTACCGGGCAGCCGATCGAGCCCGTCGTGCGAGTCGACTGCCGCAACCCGAACTGTCGGCCACGCTGATGTTCCGGATGGTCGCCGGCATCCTGTCCTTCGACGCTAGGCGTATCCATTGCCGCATCTGGGGGCACCGCTACACGGACAGGTCGACGCCGCCCGCGTGCTGGTGGTGCGGTCGCACTATCCGAGGGTTGCTGTGACCGACTGGCAGCTACCCGCCGGCGAGGCTGCCGAGAACGCCACGTCTGCTGCTGTCGCTGCCAGCCTGCGTGTCGAGGCCGACGCTATCCAGGTACAGATTCAGGCGTTGGAGATATCCCGCTGGTCATGCATCACCCGCGCAGCTGCGATCGAACGTGCCCTACGGGGCATCGCCTGACGGGTGCTCGGCGAGGATCTGGCAGGCCACGCACCCCCTGGATGTGGAGTGCAGTACGTCGATGTGCTTGCAGACGGCGCACTCGCTGCCGATGCGGTTGCCGACGACCAGGCCGCCATCGGGTGAAGTCTTCGGCCAGCAAGGGTGCCGCTTCGCTGGCTTGTCCTTCTTGCGCTTCACTCTGACTTCGGGGGACTCGCCGATAAAGGTCATGGCTTCTCCTTGTTGGTGGGCATGTGCTGCTGGGCGTAGGCGAGCATCAGAAGTCCACCGCCGTAGACGTCGGGATGTAGCCCGGATCGTCCACCCGCTGATCGTCAGGAACCCGTAGACGCTCCTTCTCGTCGTAGCAGTCCTGCCAGCGACGTTCCAGCCACGCAACTCGGTCCTTCAATTCTCGGTTCTCAGCCTCCAGCCGCTCGCCGGCAATCCCATCGGGAAGCGAATGCAACAGCCGGTCGGTCCAGTTGCGGATCCGGTTGTTGAGCAGGAACCATTCACCGACGACCCGCTCGTCGGCAAACGCTGCGTGAAACGCGGCCTCTACGTAGATGTCTCCACGGACGAACCCAAGCAACTCGAACAACTCATTGGGCAGATCCGAGGGACGTATCGTCGCGTCGTTACCTCGCTGAAGCTGAACAAGTCGGGCGCGGATGTTGTTCGTGCATCCGATCTTGACGTACCGACCACAGCGGACGGCATAGACCCAGGAGTCGGTCATTTCGCTTCTGCTACCCGATGTTGGATCGCCTCAGAAAGCAGCTTGCGGACCATGTCGGAGCGGGTCCGCTCCTCCTCGGCCGCGTACTTGTCGACGATCTCTAGACCTGTCTTCGTCAGCCGTACCGCGATCTGTACCCGATCCTCAGCCATAACATGCAGTGTATGACATTGCATCCCATCCGGCAATGACATTGCATGACACTAAACGGGAGGCAATCATGCGGACCCTCGACCTGATCCTGTACGTCATCGCCGCGGTCTGCTTCGCGTTGGCTGCTGTCGCTGCCGACAGAATCCCACGCGTCAACTTGCTGGCTCTCGCCTTGCTGGCTTGGGTGTGTGTGCCGTTGATCGCTACAGCGAGGGACTGACTGTGGAGATCGGCGGCATCCTCATCCTCGTGTTGATCGTCCTTGTGGTTGTCGTCCTCCTCCGCCGGTGACCGACGACTACACCGTCCACTCGGTCACTGTCAGCGAGGTCATGAACAGCGACGGGGAACGGTGCATCGCCGTCACCCATGAAGGCGACCCGTCAGTGTGGGACGTCCTCGGCCTGCTCGGGTGGGCCATGACCGCCACCCGTGCAGCGGTCATCGAAGACCAAGACGTAGAACAAGGGGAGTAACCCATGAGCGCAGCTGTAGCAGTCTCTACCCTGTCCACGGGGACAGTCGTCACCACCACCGCCAACTCCACCTCCGCCGGCCTCGACGACGGTGAAGCGTCCGCAGCCACACTCGCTGTCACGGTCGCGGTGTCCGCGGTGACAGGGACTACCCCGTCACTGGCGATAGAGGTGCAGTGGTCGAACGACAACGTGACGTTCGTCAGCGCTGAAACACCTGACACGTTCACCGCCGTCACAGTGGCGACGTCGAAGTGTAAGCAGTTCGGTGCGCTCAAAGGCAGATACTTCCGCCTCACCTACACCGCAACAGGTACTACCCCATCGTTCACCATCACCGCCACCGCCCTCATCAACTGACCCATGGCAGCGAACGGCTGGCATCGCCGTACCCTCAACACCCCAGCTATCCAAGCCAGAGCCAGACAGTACGCCAGCAAGGAACACCGCAACCTACGGGCAGCCGGCCAGCAACAGGTAGACGCAGGCACTGCGTACTGCTGGAGATGCAACAGGTGGATACCACCCGGCACACCCTTTCACCTAGGCCACGACGACAACGACCGCACCATCACCCGCGGCCCGGAGCACGTACGGTGCAACCTCACCGCCGCCGCCCGTAAGGGTGGACGGACACAGGCTGCACGCAGACACACAGGGTGGCACCCCCCACCCCCCCACCCCCCCTGGCACAGCCGACAGTGGTGAGAGCGACACGCACACAGGTCGCCCGACATTCCGCCGGTTTTTGGTACACACCTCACAAGACCCGCTGCTGAACACTTTTTTCCGTCCGTTGTGCCCGGTGTGACGTGTCTGTGAAGGGCTGTTGATGTTCGTTAAGTCGTGTGGCTCTTGTGGGCTGCGGTTTGAGTCGAAGCGTGAGTCGGCGAAGTGGTGTTCGGGTGCGTGTCGGACTGCGGGGTTTCGTGGTGTGTCGCGGCCGGGGGTTGTGGCGTCGTTGCCGACCACGCCGGCTGTTGTGGATGGTGATTTGGCGGCGGTGACTCGGGCTGAGTTGGAGGCCGCTGACAGGTTGGGGACGTCGGTTGGGCAGTCGGCGTTGTTGATCGCGAGACGGTTGGATGCGGGTGGTGAGACGGGTTCTGCGGTTGCGGCGTTGGTGCGTGAGCATCGGGCGACGCTTCAGGAGGCGTTGCGGGGTGTGAAGGTTGTGGGTGATCCGTTGGATGAGTTGAGGTCGCGGCGTGACGCTAAGTCCAACGCTGGTTGAGCCTGCGTTCTTCACCCACCCGGACTATTACGACACGCATGGCCCGGAGGTTGGGGAGCTTCTGACGGTGGCGGGGTTCGCCCCGGACCCGGAGCAGCAGATGCTGCTGGATGTGATCTTCGCGGTGGACCGTCAGGGGCTGCCCGTCGCTGATGAGGTGGTGGTTGTCGCCCCGCGGCAGAACATCAAGACCGGGTTGTTCAAGCAGTGCGCGGTCGGGAAGGTGTTCTACCTCGAACGGCCCCTGTTCGTGTGGTCGGCGCACGAGTTCTCGACCACTCAGGAGGCGTTCCGTGACCTCCAAACGCTGATCGAGAACTGCCCCACCTTGGATCGTCAGGTGAAACATATTCACCAGGCGTCGGGGTCGGAGGCTATCGAACTGTTGGGGGGGCAGCGGATCAAGTTCAAGGCCCGCACGAAGAGTGGTGGGCGTGGGTTGACCGGCGATGATGTGCTGTTGGATGAGGGTTTCGCGTTGCAGCCGACCCATATGGGGGCGTTGCAGCCGACGATGGCGGCCAGGCCGTCGTCGCAGATGTTTGTCGGGTCGTCGGCTGGGGGTTCGGAGTCGGCGGTGTTGCGGTCGATGCGGGACCGGGGCCGTAAAGGTGAAGCGCGGCTGATCTATGTCGAGTGGAGTACCCCGGAGGACTGCCGGCCGGGCTGCTCGCATGAGGTCGGCACCCGTGGGTGCGTCCTCGACGACATGACGAAACTGGCCCAGGCTAATCCGCAGTTGGGGCGCAGGATCAAACCCCACAAGATCGAGTCGTTCAGGCTGTCGATGCCGCCGCTGGAGTTCGGGCGGGAGTTCGCTGGCTGGTGGGACGAACCCGGTCTCGAGGCTGCCGCGTTGCCGTTCCAGGATTGGGTGCGGCTAGAGGATGAGGATGCTGAGGCGTGGCGGGTCGCGGCGTTCGGTGTCGAGGTGTCGTTGGATCGGGCGTCGGCTGCGATTGGGATGGCCGGCCCGTCGTGTACGTGTGTGCCGCCGTTGGCCCGATGCCCTGACGGGGTTGTGTTCGTCGAATCGGTTGAACGTGGGCGGGGAACTGATTGGGTTGTCCCGCGGTGTGTCGAGTTGAACGCTGCAGACCCGGCACCGTTCGTGGTCGATTCCGGTGGCCCGGCCGCGACCCTCGTGGGCGAACTCGAAGCGGCTGGGTTGACGGTGATCGTGACGTCAACAACCGATATCGGGGTGGCGTGTGCGGGGTTCGTCGACGCCGTCGCACAAAGCACCCTCAGTCATGGGCCGCAGCAGGATCTTGATGTGGCGGTGCGGGGTGCCCGGAAACGTCCTCTTGGGGATGGCCGGTTCGCGTTCGGCCGTAAAGCGTCCGACGTCGACATCTCCCCTCTGGTCGCTGTCACCCTGGCCCACTGGGCAGCGGTGAACAGGCCGCCCGTGAACATTCTGAACTCTGTCTGGTGAGAAGAACGGGGACCGTCCGAAGACGGTCCCCGGCGGGCGGCCCAATCCCCGCAGTCCCGGACTCAGCCCGAGGCCACAATCTTTGATCGTCTCACTGTAGCGCGATCAGAACTTCACAGCACCCAAAAGCTCGTCAGCTGCTGCGAGGCGTGCTTGAGCACTCTGGACCCGCCGGAGATGCGACTCGCTCGCCATGTGCTCGTCGAAGAAAGCCTGAGCTGCTTCCTGCGTCGGAAAGCTTCGTCTCGGCATCGTGCATTTGCATCGAGTTTCTGCGGTCCAGATGGTTCGGCGGTAGACGCCAGGTGGCATTGGCATGGCTTGAATCTAGACCTGAAGCTCTTGGACCTGGCAAGGAAACGCCAGGCAGGCAGGCAAGTTCCACCAGCCTGGAGGGCTACGGCAGTCGGTGGCGGGATAACTCTTCGAGTCCCCGCCACCGACTGAAAACCCACAAACTTTCGACGGGAGATAGCGTGCGCGCTCGACTGACCCGTCTCAGCAATACGGCTGTCACACTCGCCGGCCGCTCCGTGAAATCACTGCCGGGTGTCGCAGCTACTGGTTGCGCTGTCACAGGCGCAGCGATCCTCTGGGGTGCGGGGTGGGCGTTCCTCGCCGCTGTCCCGTTCCTGCTCCTGCTCGCTGTCGAGATCCACTGATGGGGATCTTCACGGGTGAGCGTCGGGACGCGTTCCCGTACCCGACGATCCCCCCGAATTCGCAGTCGGGGGCGGTGTCGATCCGGCGGGTGAACCTCGCCAAGACCGATTCGGCGATGCAGAAGGTCGCGATCTTCGCCGCCGTGAACCTCATCGCATCCATCACCAGCATGTTGCCGTTCAACGTGTGGTCGGGGGAGGGTGCGGCGAGACGGCCCCGCCCGATGCCTGACTGGATGGCCGATTTGGGTGGGCAGAAACACGGCACCGCCGACTTCCTGTGGCAGATCATGTACTGCTGGGGGTTGCGGGGCAACGTCGTCGGCCAGGCCGTGGAACGCAACCTCGTCAACGGGCAGCCGACGAGGATCGAGCTTTACCACCCTGACGACGTGTCCCAAATCCCCGACAATGATTCCCCGGACGGGGTGAAGTGGCGGGTCAACGGCAAGGAAATCCCTTACGGGGAGGTGTGGCACAAACGGGTTTACCCGACACCGGGTAGGACGTTGGGCCTGTCGCCGGTCGCGTTGCACGCCGTCACCATCGGCCAAGGCTTGTATGCCCAGAATTTCGGGGCGCAGTGGTTCCTCGACGGGGCGCACCCGTCAGCGATCCTCACCAACGACAAGGCCGCGGAGATCGACCAGACGACCGCCAAGACGGTGAAGGACAGGTTCCTGGCGGCTGTGCGCGGCACCCGCGAACCCGTCGTCCTCGGCGGGGGTTGGAAGTACCAGCAGATCCAGATCACCCCCGGCGAGTCGCAGTTCCTGGAGACGCAGCGGTACACCGCCGCGGAGTGTGCCCGGATCTACGGGCCGGGGATGCCCGAAATCCTGGGCTACGAAACCGGCGGGTCGATGACCTACGCGAACATTGAGCAGCGTTCCGTTGATCTGTTGACGTACACCTTGGACCCGTGGCTGACGAGGGTGGAGCGGCTGCTGTCCGAACTGCTCCCGCAGCCGCAGTACGTCAGGTTCGACCGGAAAGCACTGCTGAGGACGGATGCGTTGACGCGGTTCCAGAAGCATCAGGTGGCGTTGAAGAACGGCCTGCAGTACATCAACGAGATCCGGACGTTGGAAGAGGACATGCAGCCGGTGCCGTGGGGCGATGACCCGTACCTGCCCGCGCTAGGCCCTGCCGCTGCTGCCGCCGCGGTGAACATCGACGGGATGCAGCCTTCTCAACCGGCTACACCAGCCCCCCAGGGAGGGCAACAGGTATGACCACAACACTCGATTTGACTCCGCGTGCGGGGAAGTTGGCGCGGGAAACCCGCCAGTTCACTGTCCGCAACGTCGAACTCCGTGAAGGGACCGGGTCCACCCCGACACTCACCCTCGACGGGTATGCGTGCGTCACCGAATCCCCGTACGAGATGGGTGACTACCTCGGTGACTATACGGAGATCGTCAGGTCCGGGTCGTTCGCGAAGACCCTGACGGAACGTGACGACGTCCGCCTGCTCCTCAACCATGAGGGGCTGCCGTTGGCGCGCACCAAATCAGGGACGCTCAGATTGTCGGAGGATTCCACCGGCCTCGCCGTCGACGCCGACCTCGAACCCCGCTCCGGTTTGGTGAACGACGTCAGGATGGCGATGGAACGCGGCGACCTCGACGAAATGTCGTTCGCGTTCCAGGTGACCCGGCAGGAATGGTCCCCCGACTACACCCAACGCGACATTCAGGAAGTGAAACTGTACGACGTCAGTGTGGTGACCTACCCGGCGAACCCCGCGACGTCGGCATCCATGCAGGCCCGGATGAAAGCCGTGACGCAGGCGTTCGCGGAGCGCCGCAAGTTGGACCCCGAAGACGTGAACATGCTGACCCAAACTTTGGGGTGGCTGTCCGCGATCGACAACATCGTCGACGACGGGCAGGGCACCCTCGCGACCTATCTCGGGGTGCCGAACCCCGACATGGACGACGTGGCTGACCCCGCCGCCGCCCGTGCCCTCATCGCCAGGTTGCAAACCAGGCTGACCCCACAGACCAGCGGCACCATGTCGCTGTACCGAGCGCAGGCCGACCTACTCGCCCTGCGCTAGCACGCACCCGGCAACGCGCCGGGCCACACGCCGAACCCCTCGCACGACCACTGTGGGGTTCACCTGTGACACCACCCGAACGACGGTGCGCGCACACCCATCCCGAAATGAAGGAGAACTCATCATGCTCGAGTTCCTGAAGAAGCGGCTCAATGAGTTGCTTGAGGAGCGGAGTGCGCTGAAATCCGAACTGGACAGCGTCCTCGCTGCACCGGAAGCGGAGAAGCGTGACCTGAACGAGGCCGAGGCCGTGAAGTTCGCGGAAGCCCGGTCGAAGGTCATCGCGAAAGACACCGAAGTGGAGGCGATGACGCAGCGGGTGAAGGACGCGCAAGAGGACGAGGCCCGCGCCCGCAAGATCGCCGACATCCGGGCTGCGACACAACCGGAGCCGCGTACCGAAACCCCTGCCACGTCCGGGGTTCAGGTGACGAAGGAACCGGCGACATACAGGTCAGCGAAAGTCGACCCGGTAGGCCGGTCGTGGGTGATGGACATGGCGACGGTCGCCCTGAACGGCCCCGGCCTCCACGACGCCCGCGAACGCCTCCAGCGGAACAACCGCGAGGCGGCGATCGAACTGCGTGCCCTGACGGCGACTGACGGTGCCGGTGGCGACTTCGTCCCCCCGGTGTGGCTGGTGTCGGAGTACGTGAACCTGGCCCGCGC